CTGGGGGAAGAGCAATGGGTTATTACCTGGGCACCAAACACTGTTCCATCCTGGGAGAATGAAACCACCAAAGTTACCTCCAGCGTCAGTTGTGACGCTGAATGAGGTCCTGTGTTGATAAGGCATGGATCTGACGGAACTAATGTCCGGGAACTTAGCACCCAGAGCTGCCTGACAAAACGGGTCCACAAGGGAACAGACTTGTCTGGTGAGAGCACTGGGGTCGACGTTTTGTTGTCGGGGTCTTTGTGAGGATCTGACTGTCCTCGTAGTCTTCTGTTTTGTGACGGTAGTAGTCTTTGCGGCCCTTCGTGCGGAAGAGCCGGGTCCCTTACGTTTTCCATTAATAGATTTCATAATTCCTCAAAGCGGGCGGATGTCTCACGAAGATTTACCAAGCCGGTAAATCTCGTTGTAGGACATGGTTCCAGTCCAGGTGTCGACATCCCACTCTGCCCCATGGTAAATGGGGTCGTCCAAGACAAACGACCAAGCTCGTAAGCGTTCCTCGAGGTCAATCTGGTCACCCTCACTCATGCCGTAGGCCCGGGCGAAACTCGCTCTGGCCTCCGACGTGATGGATGTGGGTCTAACATGTTTTATGTTGGACACCCTCAGATTGGCTAACTCGCGGGACATGTGGGCTTTGTAGCCCATGCTCGCGTACTTCATCGGGTCCTTGGATCCGCTGGTATTCCGTAAAAGCGCCAGTGCGTACTCCTGGAGGACAGGTATGCCAAGATTCAAAACCAATTCACACATACCAACTGAGTTGATGGTGTTGTTTCTGACTGTCCTGTTGCCCCAATTGCGCACCCCTGACGTCGAGTTGCTAATGACTTTTCGGTAATTACGAACAAATTTGTACCCCCCCGGGCAATATTCGATAATTTTCGACTGGCAAAACTCAACGTCATGTAGATCGTACACGGGTGGATCCACCTTCATCTCCATGCCCATCGTGAGGAACACATCACTCACATCAGCACAGAAACGGATTTCGTCTTCCCGCTCGATGATGATGACAAAGTCATCCCCATCGTCGAGACAGTCCCATTTGCTCAAACCAAGATGGTAGCTGCAATATGCAAAGATCATTATCAGCATTATAATGATGTTGCCGATCGCAGTATTCATATCACCACTCATGAGTCTGCCTTTGACCGTGTACTTAATACCCCGTGTGGTAAAGCACTTGTTCAAAAGCTGCATGTTCAGAAGCCGAGCGAACTCGGGGCAACTGTTGCACGTCAAATAGATATTGTGCTCCATCCTAAGATGAGCGACCGACACATGTTTGTCGAATCTAGATGCGTCCATTGTGATGAAACAGGGGTTCTTGAAGTGTTTCGCCTTCTCCATGAGTGCATGAGCACGCGCTTTGGAATTTAGACCCTTGGCAACATTTCTGCTCCTGGGTACACCATTACTAGCGTTCTGGAATTGGTAAACCTGCTCCTCAATGGGCCTAAGGTACTTGGCAAGTGCCACACAGTACTTAGGCGCCCTGAATTGGATTGCGCGGGGGTCTGGGTTTTCTTTACTAGTGGGATCGAACCTCTCAGGCTTCACAAAAGTCTTGATATTTGAATCGCTTTTCTGCAATCCAAACGACAAGTACTCCTCTGCGGCCCGGGCATATCTTGCCCCCTTAGCGCCACCGTGGCGCTTCGAGAGTGCGAAAATATCATCCTCAGTAGTGGGAACCAGACTGCGGGTAATCGCATGCATTCCCTTACGCATGAGACTTAGCCCTTCACTATTGGGCTTGGGCACCACCCCAATGACGCGATTACGAATCGCTTGCACCTGATTATGGGTGCAGTCGTGGTGCACGGTCGGTTGGAAACCCTCTGCAGGGATAGCAACTCTGACCAAGAGTCGCTTGTGTTCGTCGTCGTGGATTATGGGAACGCGATCCAGGCTACAACCGTCGTCAATTGGTTGTAGCTTTCCAGCGCTGCCACAGCAGACACAGTCCACGGCGACGGGGCCCCGTCAGGCTAGAGGCAACGACTGGAGGCGACCCACAGCCCCAGTGTTGAGGTTGTGAGCTCTCCAGATGTTGCTCCAGCCGACGCGAGACGTCCACATCTGCCTTCGGTAATCCTCCGAAGCAGAATAGGACATCGCCTGCGTGATGACACGGTTAATCTGGTCTATGATAACCTGCGTAGACCAGGTCTTGCGGTTTTGGCGGATCCAAGATTCGCAGGTCCTCTTCAAAGCCTTAGGAAGAGTGTCTACGCACCTGGGCTCGCCCATGACAGCAAGGAAACCGTGAGCCAGCAGTTCGGGGTCAATGTGATGAGCAGAGGCGATCCTCTGTATGTCCTCAACCATGTTAGGACACTCGATCACGTCACCGGCGTAATAAGTCATAACCCGGGTGACTATGTAGTGC